CCACGCACAACCTTCTGCAAGGCTGACAGGCTGTCAGGGCCTTCGGCCTTGATGTCATCACCCATCTTCTTGAAGAAGCTCTTCAGGAAGTTGATGAACCGGCGATAGGCCGGCTGCACTGTGGTGATGGGAATACCGCGCTTGGACATATCCAACAGAGACCCAAACACATAGGCTTGGATCTCAGAGACAGGCATGTCCTTTGCGTTGTATGGGTTATCCTTCAAGAAGTCGAAGTAGGTCTGGGTGCCACCAGGAATCCTGTGAGAGTTCAATGCTTTCTGAATGTTCTCAGGAAGCTCGCTGACCTTCATGTCCTTCTTGAAGTCACGGGCCAGTAGTTTGGAAAACTCAGGATCATACTTGGCGTAGTAGTCTTGCAGGACGTGGAAGGCTTCATGTGCCGCAGTCTCACGCAACAGCGGAAGCTGATCTTCCGCCAGCGAGAGGTTGATGATGCCATCCATACCCTCTGCTTGAGGGGCGGCCCGATTACCCTGAACATTGGCGCTGATTGTATTCAGGAAGTTGATCTGGTGGTTAGCCCCCTGCGGCAGCAGATTGGCTATGATGTCAGCGGCGTGGAATGCCTCGTACAACTGCTCAGGTGTGGAGTCGCCCCGCTCAATGGCAGCCACAACCCCATCAGCGGCTTTGTTACCCTGAGTGCCTAGCTTCCTGAGCTTCTCAAGGCGCTGATCAACAACCTTCCTAGCCTGTTGACGAACAGCATCTTCCTCAGTGGTGGGTACGCTGTAGATGGGCTTTGGCTCAGCGGCCTTCTGCGCCAACCTTACGGAGCGAGAGGAACTCTGATCATCAGCCTCACGGTCATCAAAGCCAACCTCAGCATTACGTTCATCAATCAACGAAATTGTTTTGGCCTTCTCCTCATCAGAGAGGTTGTTCCATGTCGGCGCACTTCGACCGGAGGCCGACACCATAGCGTCAACAAGGAACCTGACATCGCCACCAGCAGCAACTCGCGCTTGCTCAAATGTGGGGACAACTACCGCCGCAGGAGCGGGAGAAGCCGGCACCGGAGTTTCTGTTGCTGGCTCTGTAGTCGCCTCAGGTGGCGCTTCAGGGGTGCCAGCAGGCTGAGTGGTATCGGTGGGTGCCTGTGCCTCTGGGGCTGCTGTAGGGGCTTCTGCTGGCTGCTGCTGAACCCCAGCCTCCGGAACGCGCAGCCGGTAGCTCTTGGTGGGTTTGTCATACTCCACCACACCGTCTGGCTTCTTGGCTTCGGCCCTTAGGTTCTGACTAACTGCACCGACATTCTCCACCCCCATAACGGAAGCCAGTTCCTGTGGGGTGAAGTTACCCACCATTCCTTGGTCCAGCAGGGTGGATTGAATGTTCTGGGGCTTAAGCTGGTCAGAGATCTTACTGGCTTCTTCAGCCTGTAGGGTGCGGAGGTGAAGCTGCCCTTGGATATCATTCGCTCGCTGAAGGATATCATCGTCTGGCATTTGCTGAAGGCTTGTGAGGTTAGGGAACCTCGCAGTTAAGAACGCCCTAGCTTCATCAGGATCATTGTACTGAATGGGTTCCCGCTCAGGAGGCTGCACCACAATGCGCTGCTGACCGAGTTCACCAAAGGCGGCACGAAGCTGCTGATCCTTGAGTTCATCTTCAGCTTGACGACGCTCCTCAGCAGATACCGCCCTGTTCACATTGCCGATAGCGCCACCGACACCACCACCAATAAACTCAGCCGCGATCTCGGCGTTGTTGAGTTTGCCTTCTGTGGCAAGCTGGGCACCAGCCTCGCCTAGGGCGCCACCAGCGCCTTCCATTGCAGCGCCACCAGCGATACGGGGCAGGGCACTTCTAGTGGCCAGCCTGCCGGCACCGTACCCAACAACAGCGTCTGTGCCCGAGATGATGCCAGCACGAAGGAAGGCATCGTTGCGGATCTTTTCGCGCGTAGCTGGGTCCGCATTGATGCGCCCAATGATTGTTCGGACATCTTCAGGTTTGGAGGGATCAAGACCAGCATCCCGCACCGACTGAAGGATGGCTTGACCATGAGAGTTGGCAAACTCTGTCGGGAACCCAGCGGCACCAGCTAGCGCGCCAACAACCTGACGAACGAATGGGATAGGTATTAAGTTCTCAACAACACCAAGGCCACCAGCCACGGGGTTGGAACCAATGCTTTCAAGGCCAATGTCACCAACAGCAGATGCAGATGAACCAATGGCAGCCACTGACCCCAGCAAACTAGTTGCTTCTTGGGCCTTACGGAAAGCTTCTTGCGAAGCCCGCGTCTGAGGGATTTGTTCCAGCCGCCGCTGACGTTCAGCAACTGCCGTCGCAGCCTCCGCTTCCGGAAGTCCATACCAGCTTTCCGGAGCAAGGCCTCGCGTGCCAGCAACGCCCTGCATGGTTTGCTGGTAGCCGCGCTCAAGTGGATCAAGGACGTTACGTTGAAGCGTGCTACGCCCTTGAGCTTCAGCAGTATTCAGTTGAGGAGCGTAGCGAGGAAGTATGTTGGATCGAATAGCATCAACAATTTGTTCCTGCGACATCTCGTTCGGGAACTCAACGATACCAATCGTTGGGATGTTTACTTGAGTCATTTGTAGTCCTCAATCAACGACCAAGTGTCCCAGTTGCCGGATTGTAGTTAAACGCAGGTGGCGCAGGGCTAGTTTGCGGTGCGGTCCCAGGAGTAGTAAACGTAGACCTGATTGCAGCATCAATCTCTGGTACGGTTGCGGGGCGCCCCAACTGACGACGAATAGTATTTCCCACAGAGGTTCTGAGTTCGGGGTTCCTCAATGCGGCACCGATGTCGCGTTGATTTTGGGTGTCCAAAGCAGCTTCACCGCGAGCCGTGAAGCCTCGCAGCATGTCAGCGGCCTGTCTCCTCGCTTCACTTGGCTTCATGTCGGGGTTATCCTTCAGGATGTCCGCGACAGTTTTATCCATATCGGTCAGGCGGTCACGCCCACCAGCCGCAATGCCAGCAGACTGAATATGACCAGCCACTTGCATCCTTGTTGTCTCTAGGCTTGTTCTAGCCTGAAGTTCAGCATTTAGCCGACTAATGGCGCTATTACGCTGATGCTCAGTCAGCATACCCTGATGGTACTGCGCCTCCACATCAGCCTTAGCCAGATCAAACTGGGCCTTCAGTTCATCACGACCCTCCTTGCGGAGATTGGTCATCTGAGTCTGGTAGCCCTGAATGGCAGGGATGGCACCAGCAAGGTTCTGTGCGAAGTGCGGGGACGTGCCACCAGCAATAGCCAGACCAGCCTGAAGCAGCGCCATGTTGCGTGCATTCTCACGCTCGGTGGCCGGGTTAACCCGCTCACGCTCCATCCGCTCCATGATGGAGTTCAGATGAGAACGGTCGATAGTGGTGCCGGGAGGAATCGCCGATGCGGGTGCGGCAGCAGGTGCTGCTGTGGGTGCTGCTGTGGCCGTGGGTGTGGCCGTGGGTGTGGCCGTGAGCGCCTGCCTAACTAGAGCGCCGACACCATTGCCTTGAGTAGCAGCATTTCCCGTAGCAGTTTGGCGTTGAGGAGGCGGTGCATATGGGGGAGGAGTGGGAAGCACCTCTTCTTGTTCAGGATCAATTCGTTCGCCCAGTATGCTACCTGTCGCAGGTATTGCTTGAGTTGTGACCTCTTGTGCCGCAGCCGTATTTTTCCCAGGCTCGGACATGCGATACCGCAAAGCCTGTTCTATCGCAGACCTAGGTGGCGCTCCAAACGCCCTTGATTGAGTTTGAGGATCAATGGGAATAAACTGTTGCTCAGGAAGATTTTCACGCCGGCCACCCCTAAGGAAGCGGGAGAACGCATTCTCTGTGGGCGGCTCTGTAACGGTGGGGGTAGGATCAAGAAGGGCGTTAAGTTGTTCTACCGTCATCCCTCGCAAACTAGCAGATGGCGGTGGGTCGCCGCCCCCGCTCATCCGCACCACACCACCTTCCCGCATACCAGGGACCGGGGAGGCTAGGCTCTGGATACCCACAGAAGGGGCGCTGGCAGGCTGCTGAGGAGCTTGGGCAGGCATCATACCGGGCGCTGTAGCAACCGACTGTCCGGGCTGCTGAGGACCTTGTGTGAGGTCATCAGCAACGGTGCTGCTGGGCGGCGACTGGTTCTGCTGACGCATATCTTTGCGGCGCTTCAGTTCACTCAACACAAGGAACTGCGGCACCTGACCTGTTGGGTCTTGCATCTCAGACATGAGTTGCTGGTCAGACAGGCTCTTCAGGGAATCTTGAGTTTGAAGGAGATTTGCCATGTTAAGTTCCTGACTTCCCACCCACCATGTTTGCCAAACCAATACCACCAATACCCAAGCCTGCAATCTGACTAACGGCGCTAGGGTTTGTGTAGCTAGATGTCTGAGTATTAGGCTGTACCGGCAGTCCATGCAGGATGTTCGACATGAAGCCCATCTGCTTGTACGGGAAGTCAACTTGGTTCTGGAAGTTCTGATAGCCGACATCAAGGCCTTGCTGTTCCAGCGCCTGCTGCTGAGCGCCAACCTGCTGCATGGCCCCAGCCTGAGCGAGAGTAAGGCCTTGGTTGGTAGAACCAAGGTTTGCATACTGAGCGCCGGCCTGTAGGCCAAGATTGGCACCAGCTTGCTGAACACCAGCGGCTTGAGCTGCCGACTGATTTGTTGCCGTTTGTGCCTGCAACTGACGGGCTTGGTCAGCATTGAACTGGGTCTGAGCATTCTGAAAGGCGTTCTGTGCCCCAGTGGCTTCAATGCCCTGCATCTGCTGCATCAGCCCGCGCTGAGCCAGACCCTGCTGAATGGCGTCTCGATACCCACCAAAGGCGCCACCACCAGCCTGCACCGCTGTAGCGTCCCGACCAGACTGACCCTCAGCAAAGTCCCGCTGTGCCTGCTGCTTCTGGTAGTTGACCACATTCCCCATGTACGGAGAGGCATACTGATTAAGCTGATCCTGGCCAAAGTTCTGGCTGGTGATCGGGGTGGACTGGAAGTTAGTGGTGCCAAGAGCAGCATTGGTGGCCATATTCGTCGCTTGGTTAGCGGCGTTGAAGTAAGGCTGTTGACCGCCCACGGTGCTTCGCGTGATGTCAAAGCCCTGCTGCTGCGCTGGGTTAAAGTCAGCAATCCGCTGGCCTGGATACGGTGTGTAAGAGTTGCCGGCCAAGTCCTGGCTAGAGTTCAGCAGCTTTTCAAAGTAGGGCTGAACATAAGCAGGCAGGTTGGTCTGCGTTACATTGGTCTGCGTCGGGCCAGAGCTACCACCACCACTACCGCCCATATTGAAGTTCCTTCTCTAACATGGTTGGGCTTTTAGCCGCCCTATGAGAGCGATCACCTTTGGTGACACCCTCGCTCAATGCGTAAAGAGCGCCATCACCAAAGATGTCTCTAAACCTTTTGAGCGCCTCTTGCGGCTTTGGATGCTCGCCACTTAGCGCCGCCTTAGCTTCTGCTACAATGCTAGCGGTGGTGCCGTGATGGGCGCTCCCTAGGCTAGCGAGGCCACCCTTAGCGTGGCGCTTGGGCGGTACGGGATGGTTGACACGGCCATTGTGGACCCAGCCACCAGCAGCGTCGTCACCACCACCACCACCATCGCCTCCATTCCCGGTGTCCGTACTGGCCGAATCACTACCACTGTCGCCGCTACCGGCGCCCACGCCTCCACCGCTGTTGCCGCCACTACCATCGTTGAGTGTGCGGTCCAAAGCAGAATCCGGCTGAAGATACTTTGGTGCGTTTGGTAGGTAATTCCACTCAGGGCTAAAACCCGGACGATAGGAGGGCGAAGGCGCGGAAGTGCCGTTTTCGAGAGTGACTCCCTGCTGTGCGCCAGAAGCTTGAGATGGTGCCGCTGGTTGTGCTGGCGAAAGTGCCGCTTGAAGCGCCCCGATATATCGCAGACGAGGATCTCCAGCTTGACCTGACACGTAAGGATCAACAGTGACGTTCTTGAGTGACTCAAGGCCAGGATTGACCCTGGGCTGTGGAATGTTGCCGTTAATCGCACTAGCCAACTGAGCTAACCGATCTTGGCTGTCTGATGTGCTGTTTGACCCAGACAAGTAGTTCCACTCTGGATGGAATCCAGACCGATATTGTGAAGGCGGAACCGATACGGTTGGCGCAGCGTGCTGGGGGATTCTAGTGCCACCATCAGTGGCAGCCATCATGCCAGCCATATTACAGTTCCTTCTCGAACATGATTAGGCCCTTGGTTATTCCGAAAGGCTCTAACATCTTCAGCCATCCTTCTTTACCACAGCCTTCAATAGCCTCACACTGATTGTCTTTTGCCCACCGAACAAGAAGCTCCATCATCTCATTGCGCCAATGGCGGAGATTGGTGCCTCCAGTGAACATGGAGGTGAGGACTCGCTTTGATGGGTAATCAGTTACGCATGTAACTTCTATGCCCTTTATGGCTTGGTTATCAAACGCAATCCATAGTTGCATGGTGGACTTCTGCACCGCCACGTAGACATCGTAGCTGGTGTATCGCCCATTGGTTACAGCCACCGCTGGATCTAGGAGTGGCTGAACCCTATCCCAGACGGCGTTGATATGTTCAATGGGGACTAGGCTTACATTCACGCAGGCAGGGCCTTGTGGCTGATCGGCCCAGGCTGCTTCACCTTGCCAGTTTTATCTCGACGCACGCGGTTCATCATCTCTTGCAGCTTGCGAACGCCCTGGTCGGTTGACCCGTCACCAAGCGCCGACACCACATCCGACGAAACCACGAACTCGCCATCAGCCAGCCTCACCTTCTGACGGCCTTCGATGGTGCCAGGAACGAGGTCATCAAGACCACCGCCGGCACCCCGAATGCGGCCACCCTCAGCGAAGCTCTCACTCAGGGCGCGCAAGGCGCTATCACCGAACGTCTCACGGAACCGCTGAAGTGCCTGCTTGGGATGAGGATGTTCACCCATCATGGCCGCCTTGGCTTCATGTACGATGTTGGCAGTGGTGCCGTGACGATGATCACCACCTAGGCTGGCAAGGCCGCCATCAGCAAAGTACCGGGCTTCTGGGCTGAAGCCAGGACGATAGCCAGGGCCGGGCATGGTCATGGGACGGCTGGTTGCCGGGATGGTGCTGTTATAGTCCCAAGGGGTTTCACCCGGCAGCTTAGGCTTCTTAGGCGGCGCCAAGGTGGATGCCATATAGGCGCTACCAGCCAACATGCCGGCACCCTTGAGGCCGTCTAGGGTGGTGAGGTTACTACCGATCTTGTCGAGAGCGGCTGTTGGGTTGTTAACCACATTGCCTAGGTTCATGCTGGCACGGTCAGCAATAGACATGGGCGCGTTAGTGGTGGCCGAGGGAGTGCCGGTAGCAGTGGTTGGAGCAGCATATGAGCTTGGATTAGGGCCGCCACCAATCTGACCAAACTGGGCCAGAGGAGCTTGCTGCTGAGGAACTCCTGGGGTGGTTTGATACCCACCAGCCACAGCATCTAAGCGAGATGTATCTGGCATCCCCCCAGACTGAGCGCCGCCATAGAAATTGTTCATGGTGTTAACAGCAGCATTACCACTCACCGGAGTGGCGCCCGCGCCGCCGGGTGACGGGCTACCAGTACCCATGAAGCCACCACCAGATGAGCTACCAACACCAACAGCCTCAGTGCTGGCAGCGCCTGGAACACCGCCGGATGCGGCACTACCAATACCGATAGCTTCAGTGCCGTTAGCAACGCCGCCAGCAAGATCAGCACCCACTTGCGGCAACACATCTGTCGCTGCGCCTGTCGCTGCTCCACCAGCAGCCTCAGCAACGCCACCCAAGACGCCAGCACCGGCATAGGAGCCGATACCAGAGATCAACCCACTGGTCAGGGCGGTGCCGATGCTCTCGCCCTTGGCAGCGCCTACAGCGGTGCTGGTGGCAGCAGAGGCCAGGGCACCATACAATGCAGGAGCAGCAGCACCTGACGTTGCAATGGTCGCCACAAGGCCAGCAATGGCCGGGAGCATGTCCTCAAAGCCAAAGGCTTCAGGCAAACCAGTGTGAGGGTTGTGAGTGAAGCGGCGACCAGTGAGGGTCTCGAGGCCAGCCAGTTCTCGGTTACTAACATGGACGAGGTTGTTGTCGCCATAACGGCCATAGGAGGCTAGGCGCCTGGATTCCTCAGTCATGTGTTCCATTCCCTGCAAAAGCCATGACCATCATACCTGACACACGGTCACAATCATACTTGGAGATGCCGGCGATACTGGGGATGTGCCAGCAGCAATCGGAGAAATAGACAAATTGGTGCTTGTCCCTGTCCAGTAGAACTCAAGATAAGAACCAGCACTCATTGTCAGTACATAGTTCCAGCTAGCAATGGTTTGTCCGTTAATACCGCCATGACGGTTTGGAACATTCACATCACCTGCCGTCTGAGCTAGATTAACACCATTCTTACGAAGCCATATCTTTGTATTATGGATTGATGTGTCTGTACTCAACAACTGCGCGGAGAACTGGACATTGTAAACACCAATAGCCCCAACCGTTATCCTGCTTCCACTCACAATAGCAACGCCGTTGTTCTCAGCGGTGGTGTTGATCGTGATGGGATACGCAGTAGTGATGCTAGCAATGGATTGCGTCGTAGTGTCGTAGAACGAACCATACTGCCGGCCAGAGATTGGGTTCTGTATGGCAGACTCAAGATACTGAAACTCCGTCTCAATATCTCGTATCAGATTGTTTGCCCACGGCTGTTCGTAGTCGATAGGCGGGCTGGATAGGCGCTTACTCATTAGCGCCTACCATCAGTGCGGACATCCACTCGGGGGATGCCGACACGCCAAGAGACACCAATGTCAGAACTCTCAATCCGGAAGGTCATCATGCGCCCACGCAGGCGGAAGTAGACTTGCTCAGTGAACTGGGCGACAGGCACCGTAGCGGTCTGGACAACGCTCTTAGGGGATGTCTGAGAGTAGTTGGACCCGGAGTAGTCCTGAGCCTTCAGGGTCATTGTAACCTGCGGTGACGCCGCTGTGCTGTTCCTGAAGTCAAGATCTGGGATCATCCTCCAAGCGTAGCCGAAGTTATCTCCAACACCAATCTCGGTGGGGGCACTCTCAATGAAGGCGTAGATGGCAGAACTGGGTGTGGTTGACCCATCATCCATACCGTTCTCATGGTAATAGATGTACCCCTCACTGCTTGTGGCGCGAGGGTAGTCTTCAAGGCTGCGGTCCATCCAGCAGGTTCTGGCCAGAGATCCATAGAACCACACGCTCTCAGCGAAGTTGTAAGCTACGAACTTATCATTCTCTTGAGAGTCGGTAGATGGGTAGAACCACCACACCTCGTTGTAGCTCATGTTGCTGCCAGCAAAGACCTTGTCGGCCTGGAGGAAGTTGATGTCGTTGAAGACATAGTCCTTCACGCTGCACGGAAGCGGAGATGTGCGACCGTTGTATTGGAAGAACCCATTAGCCCCCATCCAATACACAGTGTCATTGGCTGAAGCCATCGCGTTAGGTCCAGCGATTGTCGTATCAGCCAGTGGGTCGATTCTGTACTGATACGGGGCACCAATGTACCGCATGCTGTGAACCGTGCTGTCTGTCCAAACAAGAATCTCCTGCTTGGTTTCCATCGCCGCAACGAAACTCGCCCCCAGCGGGATACGAAACCCACCAGAGGCGTTGGTTTCCAGCGGCGTGAACATGGCTGGAGCGGCTGTGTCTGACCATCGAATCAGCAGTGGGTCTTGGTCGCCGCCACCATACGGGGTGCAGCCAAAGGCGATTAGCTTCCGATCTTGGCTGGATACCATGATTTGCTTGGCAACGCTCGGTACGTCCGCAGCGCCCGCGAGAGATGACAGAAGAACCGCTCTAGTGCCGAGACCATTTGTGTTTACCCAATAGTAGATTGAACTGTCTCGAGGATTGATAACCAAGTCTTGACCGAAGTTGTCGTTAGACCAAATACGAAGCTTGGCGCCAGAGGAAGACGTGTTTGCTGCGCTACCCCACCCTGTACCGCCAACCGAAGACATAGTGGTAGAAGCCACGGTCTTAGACGGGCTGACAGTGTAGGTGCCGGCACCACCTGTGCCCGTGCCCGAGGGGGCTGTGATGGTGGTGTAACTGCTCCCTGGAGGCCCTACAGAGACGTCAGTACCAGATACTACCTGACCAATCGCCAGGGTGCCCACAACCGATGGAGAGGACGCCACAGTCATGGTGGTGCCGGATATGGATGCCGTGAATGTGGCACCCGTGGTGGTGACTACGCCACCCCAGAGACCTGCACCCCAACCATTGCCGTAGACGGTAGTGTTTAGGCCGCTGTTGATCTGGAACTGAGCGACGACACTAGAACCGCCGCCTGTGGTGGTAGATGTTGCGGCACTAGGGGCTGTTATGGTGAAGGCGTTTACATTAACAATGGATGTAATCTGGTACTCACCAGCAATAGTGAAACCTCCTGCTGCGGTAGCGCCAGAGAATGTAACGTAGTCGTTTACGTATGCTCCATGACCAGCAGCCGTGACTGTGACTACATTGCTTAAGTTAACCATAGAGAATGGGTTACTGGAGAGAGTAGGACTGTAGCGGATTGGTGTGATGTCATAGAACGAACCACCACGATCAATGTAATACTTAAGGTTGGTGCCGAGACCTAGGTATGTATTACCTGTCAGATCAACCCAAGCCTTCATAGACCGGCACGAACCCAAGAATGATGCGGCTGTAGTCTTTTGCCAGCCACCAATCTTCTCAGGATAACCCTGACGAAACCTCACCTTCTCCACATCAGACCAGTAACCGGAAGAGGCATAGCGAGATCCGTCTCGCTGCACCCCAGGTTTGAAGGTTAGCTTCGTGAAGGCCATTGCTTAGGTCTTGATGATGTAGTTGAGGATGATCGCTGGCGGGATGTTGGCAGAAGCTCCTGTGCCCCCAGTATTAACCGTTAGGCCAGTTGTGTTTGTCACGTTTGTGATGCCAGTGACCTTAGATGCAATATTGACACCAATGCCTGTAACGTTTCCAGATGTCGTGTATCCACGAAAACCAAAACTTGTACTGTCCATACCAAGATACAAACCACCGCCACCAACATTGAGGTTTAATGGGGTTGGGGCGCTATGAAGGTGTCCAGGATCACTCACGGATGCTGTGTGAACGTGACCGGGGTCTGTAACTGTATGAGTGTGGCTAGGGTCAGTAACACCATGGCCGTGAGCGCCAACATTCTGATCACCACCAACAGCACCTAGCGTGGTGGCCACAAAGCCAGACACAGCATTAGTGATGCGATTAGCGGCCGTTCCGCCCATATCGTCTTTACCAAACGGAGCGCGACCGCGAAGGTCTGGTAGGTTGAACGTAGTGGAACCATCACCAGCGCCATAGGCCGTGCCAATGACTGTATAGAGGCCCGCGTATGTCGTGCGGCTGACAGTCTGCCCATAGGTCAAGAGCCACCCAGTAGGCGCTGTAGTGCCTGCATACGGGCCTATGAATCCTGGAGGCACCAACCCACCAGCATAACCGTTGTTGGTCATGGTGCCTGTCACAGACAGGTTTCCGCTGACCGTCTCATTCCCACCGATGGTGGAGTTGACGCCAACAACAATGGACCCCGGAACAGCCAAGTCACCAGTTACGGTGTTAAACTCGGGACAAACCAACTTCACATTGGTGCCGTCGCAGTAAACCAATGCAGCGTAACCATTGGCTACAGCTACACCAGAACCAGCAGATGTCTTGATAGTTAAGGCATACCCACCAGTGGTGAGGTTGTTCAGAATGTATAGCTTGGGAGTTGATGGGATAATCACATCGCGATTGGCAGTCAGCGGCACACCACCGCCGGTCGTGAACACCAGTACTGCATTACGTGATTGATCTACAACGCCGCTGCTAGCCGAGAGGGTCAGGTTGCTATTCGGCATCGTGATGGAACCAACGCCAGTGATGGCTTGTTCCAGCAGGCTGCCAAGGTTGTAGTTGGTGGTGTTACCCCAGGCACCGCTCTGCTCACCTGTAGCAATCAGTTCCAGCCGAAGGTTGGTAGAGTAGGTGCTGGGCATGGGTGCCTCTTAGGTCAGAGTCATGGTGTAGGTGACGGACAGAGTGTCGCCACTCAGCACAGCGTCGGTGCTTTCTTTCATCTCATTGTCCTTGATTTATGGTCATCCAAGTCCCCGTTCCTCCTGGAACTTGAGACCAATTGTTTACCACACCAGATATGGCCGACCAACTATTTGACGCTCCTACAATCAAGTCCCAGCCAACATACCCTGACAGACTTGATATTGACGCTGAGCTAAGGGCGTAGAAGCCTAGCATTGCGGTGTATATGCTGCGGTTGTTGGTGGATTCCGAGTGAGTGCTGGTTGATTGCTCATGCTCACCACTCCACCACAATGACAAAGCCAGCACCGCCACCGCCACCGGAACCACCGACGCGGGACAGGCTGCTGTTACCAGCGCCTCCACCACCACCACCGCCTCCGTAGCTGCCGCCGGAACCTCCCGCGCCGCCGTTTGCCGCGCTGCCCGCACCGCCACCCCCGCCGCCTGTCACGGCGTACTGAGAAGAGATGATCTGAGCCGTCGCGCCGACACCAGCGCCGCCATCCGTAGCCACGGCTCCAGCAGCGCCCGAGGTCACAGTGCCCGCAACGGAGGTGATACCAGATGCGGCGCCGGCTTGCGCCACAGCGGAGGCGTTAAATCCACCGCCGGAACCACCTCCGGTCAGTGCAGTGGTTGAGGTACCGCTTGAGAACGCAGCGCCAATCGCGCTACACCCACCGCCTCCAGTTCCCATACCAACAGTGCCGAAAGATTGGGCGCCGCCAACAGCACCAAACCCACCAACAGAAGAGAACGTACCGCCGCCTCCCGAAGAGTTGGTGCCGAATGATCCTTGATTATTTGTTGAACCCATACCCCCACCACCGCCGCTGGCGCTACCCAACACGCCGGGCGCGCCACCACCACCACCAGCAGCATACAGCTTGGTGCCGAAGCTGGTAATGCCGCCGCGCCCTCCTTGGCCGACGATGGTGCCGCCGCTAGGAGTGACGCCGATGGTGCCTGCCACAGTCTGTGCGCCTGTTGTGGCATTGATGTACGATACCGACCCGGCCGACGATGCTGTGACTGTGTAGGTGCCGTTGTATCCGGCAGGTGTGACACCAGCCACAACAACTAAACTACCGACAACAATAACCTGGGAGCCGGAAAACAACAGCGTGGCTGTGGTGCCTGTTCCACTCGCGGACGTGGTCACCAGTGACGCTAACCCACCAGCGCCGCCAGCACCAACCGTGACAGTCTCAGAAGAGGCAAGGTCGGAAGCGCGGAACGTGGCAAGGATGGCACCAGCGCCTCCACCACCACCGCCACCAGACCCACCAGTGGTTCCTGGGTTATAGCTGCCGCCAAAGCCACCGCCACCGCCGCCACCAACAGCCAACACCTGAACGACCTTGCTGGTGCTACGTTTGGTGAAGGTGTTACTGCTAGTGAATGGGGTCACCAGCGGCACAACCGCCGCGTTGATACCTCCAATCATAGGCGTTCCGGTCAGCGCAGGTGAGGCCAATGGAGCGTAGGTGCTGGCCGCCGTGCTGGTGGTTAGATACCCCGGTATGGATGAACCACTACCATAGACCGTCAGATTACCACGGACAGCCATGCTGCCGGCGGCATCAATGGTCACGTCAGAAGCGGGGCCTGTGACGCCAGAGGTCGGATCACCATTCAAGATGGTGATGTAGTTGTCTGCGGACTGATAAATCTTCTTGTTGTTTACGTAACCACTAAACGTTAGGGCCGGGGCGGTAACGCCAGTGGAACCAATGGTGTTGCCAGCAATGATCGCTGGGTAAGTTCTAACTGCCGTGCCTATTGTCGGCCAGTAATCAACACCGCCAGTAGCTGACAGTGTCACCGCACCAATAGTGTTGTCGTGGAGCTTCAGTAGCGCCCAAGGACCAGACCATGTCGATGCGCCGACATAAGTGTTGCCCATAGACACACAGGTGCCTGTCGTGGCTGCTGGGGCGGTAACAGAAACTGTAGACTCAAATACGTTGCCAACCAATGTCAGGTAGTTGATCTGAACACTTGGTGCGAGTGTGAATGAGCCGAATATCTGACTGTTTTCAATGGTCCAGTGGTCAACCAAGGTCGCAGCATTCAACGCGAGGAAGGGCGTCGTGCTGTTCCAGAAGAGTTGACTTATCGTAAGTCGAGGAATGGACGCCGTTCCAGCATCACTGACGATGCCATTACTAGCCTGCTCAACGTGACAGGCAGTGAAACCCCACTCCTCCGCAACCACCCCGCCAGTTGATGTGAAGTTCTTGAACTCCAACCAAGCGTTAGCAAAGTTGATCCCTTGATTGAACTGGCACTGTGAGAAGTTGACGGTGTTTGGCCCACCACCAACAACACCTCCTGTTATCCGCACGTAGGCATTACAGGTCAGGTCAATAGTGCCGTTAGTACCAAGCCGTGCATTGTTGCAGTAGAACTCTGGCCAACCATCAATCACAAGGTGAGCGTCTTGAATGGCCCCGGTGTAAAGGCGGTCTACGTGCGCCGATATGCCTCCAGTCAATCCATTGGCTGAAAACTGAAACCCCTTATCATGGCGCTGCGACATGACGTTACTGACGGAAGGGTTCTGACCACCATACACATAGACGCCGATGCTGCCTGTCGGGATGGTGCCAGCAGCGCGAGTGATGGTGATGTCGCGGATACCAGCCGACTGCACGCCGCCAGAACCCACGGTAACGCAAGTGGCCACCGAAAGATCAAACACCAACTTACCAGAACCAACAGTACTACCAAACGCAGGCGCTGTTCCGGAAAGAATGACATTGGTTGGAATGGTAATGCCAGAAGCGCAGCGCGCTGTTCCCGGCACAGTGACGGTGCCACCACCTGCTGCGTTTGCCGCCGTCATCGCGGAGGTAATGGCCGCTGAGTCGTCCGTGGTGCCGTCTAGCTTTGCGCCATAGCTTACGACAGAGAACACGTTGTTTAGGTAAGACAGCGAAAACGCCGGCTCAGTGATAAACACATCCTTCGAGCCAGTAGTGAATGTAACAATGGAACCGGAGTTGCTGGAAGACAGGATCGTTGTGCGGGCCAGAGTGTTGGGGGAAGTGAAAGTACCAATACCAACTTCCCAGTTTGCACCGCCCTGATCAGCCACGCAGTAATAGGTGGTATCACCAGTGCTAAGCACACTTGAGAAAGATTGATAGCCAGTAACAGCACCAGTCAAGGCGATGTTGCCGGTGCCTGTTGTTGTGGTTGTTTCCCTTACCCGATCAGCAATCTTCTGGGCCATACTCAGTTGATCCTAATCACGGCTGTGGCGTCAGTCACCTGAGGGAACAACACTGTAAACAATCCATTGCTAGCAAAACGGACGATGCCGAAGTCCAGCACCACACAGGTTGGGTTCACATAAGAACCAGAGCTAGGTGTGGAGTTGTAGATCAAGGCTGCGCGGGCACTGAGGCTTGCGCTGGTCCATGTGACGTTAGCAAAGGAACAGACCGCAGCCGCGTTATATTGGCTTGGTGCTATATTTGTCAGGACCAAACCACCTGCGGTGTACCCGCTGTCAACGATCTCACCGTCTGTGGTGTAGGTCGTGGTGGTTGCATTGAGGTTAGCGGCCTCTGTGTAGAGGGCAATCTTGAACACATCCTGCCCAACACGGAAGTCGTGAACGCCCTCCATTAACTGCTGTTTGAATGATGTGCAAAAAGCCTGGATGATCATGGACTATCCTAGGTCGGAATCAACTTCGGGGAGTCAATGCGGAAGCTGTCCCGCTTGTTAAAGCCTTCACCCAGATTCTTCAATCTGGCAAGAGCTTCATCATAACGCCCTTTGTATAGGGCCATAAGATCGGCGTCACCCTTCATGTAGACATAGGCTTCCGTCAGGGCGCCATAGAACAGCACGCTCTCCACCTCAGTGCCAAGCCAGCTTATGCCTGTATTGGCAATGCTGTCAGGCTCGTAGAGGTAGTGAAGTTCAATCTGGTAGTCGGCGTTTGGTGTTGGCCCAACCAAGAATGTAGTTTGATTGAACAGAGAATAGAACCTTGGCTGACCAGTTGCGGTTGGCAGTGGGTAAGCCTCACCAATGAACGCAACTTCCTTCTCCAGCATGTAGTTATAAGAACCACTTGCTGTAATAACCGCCATCGAATAGACGGCCAGGAAGTCAGTGGGGCAAGTTACATACTTGACCCCAGACACCAAGTTGGACGTAGCGTTCTTCTTGAGTGCAGGGATTTCTACTGAGCGGTAGATGCGATCCTCAGCAAGCCCAACAATGCTAGGGATAGCGGCAACAAACTCAGTAGAGTAGTTCTGCGTGTACTCCTGAAGGAGCGCACTGAGTTCTGTATAGTTCATTGCCGCCGTCCATTACGCCATAGGGCCGCGAGCCTTGATGCCACGCTCAGCCGCACCAGTGCCCCGGATCTTGATGCCGCCGCCAGCAGCCATCTTGGTGGTGCCCTGGTTCATGACCTTGGCCATGTTCTTACCAAACTTGGCACGGTCTTCACCAGTGGGGCCACCGGCCTTCATCTTCTTAGCCATCAATATTCTCCTAGCCATTCACGTAAACAGTGCCAGCATTCCCGTTCATGGTGGTCGCTGGGTTACCAACAGGGTTCCACCCGAAGAGGCTGCGCCCTGGATTGATGTCAGGACGCGGACTCTTCAAAGCTACTGGATCATTGATAGGAAACCTACCAAGCTGAAGCTGAGGGTGATCCTGATCGTTGCACTCGGGGCAAACTTTCAACCCACTTGGGCGTTGATTGATGATCTGGAACTGGAGAGAAGACAGGTTGTAACGCTCGTAGCACCGATCACAGAAACCAAAAGCTTTTTGGCCACGGGCAAACTTAACGGTCACGGGCTACCAATCCACGGCACGAACATCGCGCTCTCTCGACCACGGTCTTCCTGTGAGGCCAACTGAAACTGATACTCATACTCAGCCTTGAGATCAGCCAGCCGACCCGTAACTTCCGGACGCTTCTGTGCGATGTAGTACGCGAGGCCAGCAACCAGAGCAGGCACGAACCTGACCGGCACATCCATGTTGTCAGTGCCGCTAACGGCATCCTGCATACGGCGCATTCGCCAATAGATCAATGTATATGGAAGGTCAGGCACAGGCCACAGCGTGTATTGCGGGGCTATGGTTCGCTGCACATAGTTCTTCAGCGGACGCCCTGTGGTGAACTTATTGGGAATAGCCCCATAGTCACCAACACCCCAACGCTCAATCACATAGTCAGAACCAGTGCCGGTGTTGTTCACCCGCACAATGGTTTCAATCATGTCGATGGTATCAGCCGGCAAGACATAGGTGGCTACACCGGGAGTGAGCAGTTGAGTCTGCTGGTCAACAGTCCAGAGGTTCAGGCCCCGGTTGGACCATTCAGCAGACATGATGTTGAGAGAGCGGCGGGCCGTGCGGAAGTCATAGCCCGTCCGCATCTCAAGACCGGCACGCTCATACGACTCCTCGATGCAGTCAACAATGTCGAGGTTCCAGGTAGCTGTGCCAGACGTGGTCATATTAGCCCTTCCGGAGCTTGCTGAGGGTCACTGCAAGGCGAGCCTGTCTACCAGTAGCCCCAGGGGCCTTAGTGGCCTTCTGGAGCTTCCCCAGGGGGATTGGAGCGGTGCCCTTAGCCCCCAGCTTCTGACGCAGGGCACCGGGGTGCTTGATGGCGTCTTTGATCCAGTTCTTCGCCGCACCCTTAGCCATTAGACAATCTTTCCACGGGTCTTACCGCGACTGGCAATACCGCAGCCCTTCACCTTGCCGCCACCCTTGAGGCGACGGTCGGCGGTGTTGGGTGTGTAGAGGTTGTCACGCCCCTCCTTGGCCATAAGGTCTCTGCCCTGAGCCACATTCGGCCCAGTGCGGAAACGCTCCATAGCCTCGTAAGGAGGGGCTAGACTGATATCTTCCTCTCGCCGACCGGGGGCTGGGGGAGGCAGGGGAAGCGACTCACTCCTCCGCGCGGGAGGAACCCGACGAGGAGGACGCGGAGGCAGGGGAAGATCTTCAGCCATTAGACCATACGCCCACGGGTCTTACCGCGACTGGCAATACCACAACCCCGGACAGCACCACCGCCAGCCATCTTCACAATGGAACCACCCTTCTTGTAGGCCTGTGCCTTACCGCCCTTCTTCATAGGCTCTGAGCTAGAAGGTTCAGGCCGCGAGTAGTTCTCCTGCATGATGCGATCCATTTCCATCGCATTTAGGCGATCAGAATCACTCATACGCTGGGGTGCCGGGGCACGACGAGGCGCAGGGCGACGAACAGTTTCCGGGCGCTTGATGTCCGATGTCGAAGCGTAGTCTTCAGGCTCCGGGGCGGCGGGACGAGCAGCAGCGCGGCGCTCGGCGGCATCAAGGCGACCAGCCTCAAGCCCCATCATCCTCGCTGCATCTCGGCGGTTGCCTTCCTTCGCTGCCATACCGCGAGCAAGCCCAGCATTACCACCGGGGAGTTCGGCGGCGGCTGCTTCTGTTGGATTCATGGCCATACCAAGACCACCACCAACAGCACCGAGGGCGCGAGAAGCTAGGGCGCGACCAACAGCAGCATCAGCGCCGGCCACTGACGCACTAGGCGCAGCCGGGATGCGGGTGGCACGGGCTGTATCCATGGGGCGGCTGGCGCCTTCTGGAATAGCCGGGATGCGGGTAGCACCTTGGTTGCGAGCATAGCGGCGATTGCCTTCCATACCCTCTTCAACAACAGCAGCGCGCCGAGCAGCCTCAGCCCGCGCAGCCTCACGCATAGCCCGACCTTCACGGACGCGGCGCCCAGCTTCTTCAGCGGGGTCTACACCGGAACGACCAATATCATCAGCCATTACACCATCCTCCCCTTGGTCTTGCCATTGCTCTCAACACCGCCGCCCTTAGCCATCTTCGCAGTGCCGCCCTTCTTCAGGCCCTTCATGCTCTGCTGCTCATCATGCTTCTTGTCGGCCGGGGACTTCTCCCACTGCGTCATCGACATGCCGCGCTTAGCCGCCAGCTTCTTGTCTTCGCGCTCATCCTTGGCAGAGCCTTCAAATGCCTTGCCGCCAGCCTTCATGCCGCCGGGACGCTTGGCACGATCAATGAAGTCAGGAACCGACGGAGCGCCTGTGGCACCAACGCGAGCGGTCTGCGGAGCAATCCCCAACGGGGACTTCTTAGGGCGAGTCATCATAACCATTCTCCTTAAGGATCAATCTCTTGGCTGGCTGGGAAAGGAGTTGTCATTTCTTATCCCATCATCTGTTGAGCGGCAAACTCACAATCAGTCACTCGGCGCAGCCACCCCTTACCGAAGTCAGGGAACCCCTTAAGGCCGCGATAGAAGCTACTACGGGCTGCATTATAGTCAGACACCATTGTAGATGCTTTGCTTTCTTTGGCAGCCTTTATGGTGACAGGACCGATAGACCCATCCCGCTCAACGCCACAGACGCCTTGCAAGATCTTGATGGCACGCCCCGGACCTGCATTGACCGCAAAGTCAAACACAGCCAAGTCTAAGCCAGATGGTAACTCATCACACTTACAAACATCCCAGTACATACTCCGGTAGATGTTTGACAACTGTTGGTTTGTAATGTTCTTGAGTTCGTCCTTTGTGACCGGACGCTTCATGTACTTAGTGAATGTGCCGATGGTAATGCCCTTCATTGTGGCACCACCTGGATCACGCGGATCATCACTCCATCCACCCTCATGCTCAAGGGTAAAACCCAGAGAGTTGGCGAAGTTGTACTTCATGGGGTTCTACTTGAAATGGCGCCGACCACCTGAGGAACAATCTTCTCAGCAGTACGGCCAATCACATAGCCACCAAGGCCAAGCTGCACGATGTCCCAGAGCTTCAGAACCTCTGGTTCAGACAGGTTGGGTGACGACCAACCAAGCCAGCGTGCCACGATCAACGCGCCGAATGTCAGCATGAGGATGGGACGCCAACAGGCTGCAAGCCAATGTTCGCTCTGGGCTTCTGTCTTAACGATGTCAGCAGCAGCAGCATTCACAGCACCCTGCTGTGCCAGCAATGCCAGGGTCATTTGCTGCTGAGCGGCAGCGGCCTGGGCTGGGTCTGGAAACAACCGCTTAAACACGTCATCGAAGATGGGAAGTAGTGCAGGTAGCAAAGCCGCTAACATTGATCTTTCCCCTTCTTTCTCTTGGAGAGGAAGGACTGGACCGTCTTGGACTCAAAGATCCTGATAGATGTCCAGATTATGGTGAAGAGAGCAGCCACTTCTGGTAGCCAACCCGCTAACGCACCAACAACAGTGCCTGCTGATGCCACGTCAATCGTGTGCTTGAAGCCTTCACTAACGTGATCAACAGTGTCAGTCATTGATTCTGACCTATGGTTAGCATTTCCACGCTTTCCTTGCGAGGCGAAGGCGACTCTTGGGATCTTTCGCTGCCTCAGGCCACATCTTCATTTGGCCTTTTGATCGAGCGCAGAAGCTATCCTTACGAGGCCCACCCTCAGGCTGAGGTGCTTTGAGGCCGGGCTTGCCTGGATTGGCGGAATTATAGGATGCCCGGCCGGCTGCGTTCAGCCCCCCTTTAGGGTTCTTACCTTCCTTACGCTGCCAAGCTGGAGTCTTAGCCATTAGCAGTTCTTCTCATCAACTGGTGAGATGGTGGTCATGGCTACTGAATCATCAACGGCAAAACTGCGGAAGCCGCACCCTGTGCCAGATAACTATATCCCAAGGACGTTGGGTGCGTGCCATCACCGTACAGCGTTGTGTTGGCTGCGCTAGCACCCATAATTGGGTCTGACGCACCATCCCACAGCGCGCCAGCGATGCTGGCCCAGTTGGCGACAACTAGCGCATTAAAGGCCAGCCGCTCAGTATTTTGAGCGCCAGACATGCCATTGCGAGGCAAGATGGTTGCAGCGACGATTACGACGTTACTGCCAAGACTGCGAATGTAAGAACAGTAAGATTGGTACATGGTCCACAATGCTGCTCCGGTGGTGCCATTAGACACAATGTCATTTGTGCCGATGGCAGGAACCACGATGAACTTCCGCGCCGTTGAGAGATACACCGAAGGCCAGATGGTGGCCTGATTGGTCTGCCGCGCAGCAAGTGTGGTGCCGTGCGTGCCAATGTTTCTAATTTCTACCGAACGACTGGCGTACAATGGCCTTTCAAAGAACGTTCGGTTTTGGTTGTACGTGCTGCCGGTGCCATGCGTGATGCTGTCACCATCAGCAACGACAACATAATCCGCCCGCTGTGGTGGGATGTTTGTCACCACAGCCAGAGACCCACGAGCGCGCGTTTGGTCAGTCGCGATCATGGTTTTGTTGTAAAGCAGCAGCGCGGTAATGTCCATTTGACAGTGCTGCGCTGTGCCGTCGCCGCCGACAGTGAAGCCCGTATAGTTGGTGCTACCGCCTGCCAAAAAGCCAGTTGCGTCACTGCGGTTATTGCACCACGTCGTAATGACTTGCGACGAGTTGGTGATCCAACCAAAAACGGCAGGCGACGACGAACCACACATCGCAGTCGAGTTGCCGCTGATTCCCATAGTCGCCTGAACATTGGTTGTGCTGTTGCTGCAAAAAATGCGGAACGTGCTGGACAAGCTAACCGGCCCCTGAGCGGCCATCGTAGGGCGGGCTTGACCAGCACACCAGATGGACAGGCTGCGGTTACCAATGGTGCCGGTCGCGCACGTCATGAAATAGTCATAAATCGGGCTATCAGGGGAAGACGAGTAGAACGTGACTGCCGGGATGCCCTGGACAAAGTTGATCCCGATAGCGGGGCGGCTTACTGCTGTGATGGCAACACCAGCAAATGTAGCGACAGCAGAGACCACATATGTCCCGGTGCTGCCGGTGGTGCCGGATGCCTGTGACACGATGGTCAAGCCAGACGGGACGCCGATGCCAGATAAGTAAGAACCGGGTATCAACGCACCAGAAGCAACCGCTGACACAGTCAGTGTTGTTGTGCCAGCCATTGTTCCGGTGACAGATGCCACCGCACCAGCCGTGACATTGTTGGCGCTGCCACTCTGGTCGTACCAGATATCCACCGCGCCCGTGGTGCCAGCAATGAACGCAGCAACGGCGTTCCAATCTAAAACTTCAACGATACCACCAGCCATCGCCAACTTAACGAAGCCAACATCAAGTGTGGTGTTATCGCTGGAGCGAAATACGCGAAGACAGTTACTTGTATAAGCCGAAGCCAGCTTCACTGTGCCGAACGCACCGATCAGCGAAGTGGTACCCAGTACGTCAATAGGCTTGGCTGCGTCTAGATTGACCGACCCGGCACCAAGCACCTGTGGCGCCCAACGGGCGGCGTTGGCGCCAACCGCGACGGCAGACCATAGGCGCGGCGAGGCCGACGACAAATAGAAATCGCCAACCTGAGCTTGCCGGGTTGTATCAAACGAAGCCCCTGGTGGCAGGAAAGGACGCTGCACATCTTCACGGGTTGCCAACTGCTGCGGAACGGTTCCGTTATTATAAACGGATACGGTGTTAAACACCGCATCACCAGTGGCAGAGCCTGTTCCCCCCATGCTGACGGGCACTGGAACGGTAGGTACGGTTACGCCGCCACCCGATGTACCGCTCATATCAACCCATCCTGCCGGCTTGGATTACAGTGGTTGTCACCGTTCCAGACACAGAAGCAACATTTGTCCTCACCGCCCTAACCGGGAAGGCGATGTTTCCAGTGCTGTTGGCAGACAAAGAAGCCAGCGTTGCATGGCTAAACCAAACGCCAGCACTGTTATACAAAGCCGGGGTGGCAAACGAAGCTGGATTATCCATGCTGAACTGAACAGTGTATGTGCCAGTGCCGCTAATGGAGACACCAATAGACACATTAAACGGGTTTGTCTTTGTATCCAGCAACATTGGGTTAGATAACCCAGTCGCCGTCTGTGAGTATGTGATTGGCCGGGCCACGTTGAATCCTTTTCCTTTGTTTCAAAAGGAGGTTCAGGTCAGCATTTGTTTAACCTGAACCACCAAGCCTACTAAGGATCAGACGGCGTACTGAATGGCCAGCGTAGCGGCACCTGTGGCCGAGAGGGCGCCTGTCTGAGCAATCGTCAGATACAGAGTGCCAGGGAAGCTCAGGAGGCCAGCAACAGCGGTGGCGGCCAGAGTAAGGGGGTAAACACCAGCGGCCTTGATGCTGGTGGCAGCCACGTACTGAGCAGCATCAGCAGTAGAAACGTTACCCAGAGCGATAGTGACATCCGTAGCGGCACCAAAGGCTGTGGTGGTGTAAACGATGATGCCCGTGATGCGGGCGCCAGTCGGAACCGTCACCGCCAACTGCGCCTTGGCTGCGGAAGCAGTGACAGACAGGGTCTGCGTCTGGCTTGCCGAAACATTCGCAATCGGGGAGTTGTTGGTGTTGTTGCCCGCAGTGCCGGGGCTGCTGTTGTAGTAGGAGCCGATGCGGAAGCCGTTGTTCGAGTATACGGGGCCGCTGAACTGTGTGTTCGCCATGGGAACCTCTTGCACGACTTAGGGCCATACTGTCTTCGTGCGCGTCTGCCGGGACAGTCAATATGGCCGGGAACCCCGGTATTGAATGATGATACAATACGGGTGACGTGAATGGAAGCTTGTATTTAGGTAACGAAGTTGTCTGAGTAGATCCTGGGACGGCGGTTATTTTCAACTTTAGGCAACGGCCTGAGGTTCCAAGGGACATGTAGACCACTAACCACTCTGCCTTGCAGGGGGACAATGTGATCGACCTCATAAGGGATGCCAGTCTCCTCTGACAGGCGCCTTGCTTCAGCGTACACAGCCCTGATCTGACGATGATGCTCTTTTGTTAGCCATAATGGAGTAGCTTTAAGGACAGCAGCACGACGCTTGGCCTTATAGCTGGTCACAAGAGATGGGTTTTTGAGAACAAACTCGCGATCCATCTGACGTTTACGCTCAGGGTTCTTCTTTACCCACTCTTTGGTGCGCTTGCGTGCAGCATCTTGAACGTCGGGACGAGAGTGATAGCATTTTAGCTTTTCACGATAATACTCAGGATTGCTGTCGCGCCACTCTTGAGCTTTGACTTTGTATGTGTCTGAGTTTTGAATGTAGTGAACGTGCGCCCAAACTTTCTTGGCTGCTGGACAGAAGCCTTCCCCGCAGTTGTTAGAGTCTGGAGAGCGCCGACCAGCCGTTGGATCTCCGTGCCGCTTAAGGCGAAGCCTATGAGCATTGCACATGCCATTGCGATATGGCGGCTTTTCACATCCTGGGATGCAGCATATAATGGACATAGTCATTCACCTATTGATGTAGGTTGATGATCAGAAGCCCAGGCAGCGTTGATGCGTTGCTTGGGCTTTGTCGTTTGTAGCGCCTGTTAGTTTAACCAGCAATAGACCTGCATCACAAAAGAAATGGGGCGCCGAAGCGCCCCATTAAGCAACCACACTTTGTAGTTGTGAGTCCCTTTGGAGTTAGGTGCTTCCAGGGCTGCCAAAAATCCCCAAGGGGTCACTGACGCCGAAGGAGTACCGCTCACGACTCTTGTAACGAACGTTACCCGTATCGAAGTCGCCGTCCATCGAGGTGTTCAGCGCGGTACGAGTGAACTGCTTCAAGCCATTCGGCACATCCGTGGTCAGGAACCAGCCGTTTGTGTCGGTCAAGAAGTGGTTGACAGTATAACCTTCCGGAATGCTGCCATTGTTCTTGAGGGCGTTGATCGTGTTGTCCGCGCTATCGACACGCAGCTCTGTTTCGAGCAGGCGCGTAGCAACGAACATCAGGCTCGGCGGCACGATCAGCTTACGCGGGCGAGCCGCAATCAGCAGACCACGTTCGTCGGTCCAGGCCGCGATCTGAATGACAGCAGCTTCCAGGCTGGTTTCATTCAAGTCGGCGTTGGTGCTGGGCTTGTTGCTGTTGTAGCCACCACTCACCAGCGGGTGCAGCGTGCTGAACATGGTCACACCATCACCCGACTGGAAGGTGGTGAAGCCGTTGTTCAGCGGAGCAGCAGCCTTGATCTGCTTCGTGTACGCCATCGAGCGCGCCAGCGCCTTGGCATAACGAGCGGACAGACTATCGTACAGGTTATCTTCCATCGCCTCTTCGGTGATGCTGAAACCCATAGCGATTGTTTCGTGAGTGAAGCGAGCGGTCCAGGCTTCCTGAGCATTGTCATACGAGATGGCAGCGCCTTCGGCCTTAACCGGGGCCGACGAGAAGCCCGACAGCTTCACTTCTTCTTCAAAGGAACGCTCCGAGGTCTCTTCCTCGTAGATTTCCTTATGCTCTTCCGCGTACCGCTTGTACTCCAGACCGAACAGAGCGTTCAGACCCGGCAGCAGTTCCTTGAGAAGTTGTGCGCGAGATACAGCCATTTTTCAACCTCCCCCTTAGCTAGCCGCTGTGCCAGCGCGACCGGTGTTACCCGTGCGATGGAAGTGCGTGTTGATACGAACGATGACATCAGTATAGGTGTCGCCAATGGCGCTTGTGGCGCTATTCACGAAGTCCACAATGGTCACAGGCAGCGTGCTGGTTGTAGCCACGCTCGAAGCCTGAAGAGCCACACCCGAAGCCACGTAGGTGTTGGTGCCAGCCACAGTCTGAATCAGGGACGCATTGGTACCAAGCGTCGTCTGAGCCAGCGTGCCATCAGCCTGCACCTGGAACAGCACATCCGGGTCATCAATGACATAAGCCTGGATGTCTGTAGCGGCATTGCCGGCCACATAGGTCTGACGGAACACCTTACCGTAGGTCGGATCAGTGTACGTGCAGCCCATGAACACACCAACAAAACCAAAGCCGCCACCAGTGCTGGTGACAGTCGTGGCCGTTGTCGTTGCGTTGAAGCGAGCCAGATTGCCGCGAAGCGCCGCAGCCGTCGAGCCTGTGTTGATGATGATCACCGGATCACCAACCTGGATGTTCACGGCGTAGCTCGGAGAAATCGCGTAGAGCCGGGTCGAGCCAGAGTACGGGCGACCACCCAGCAGGTTGATGGGCTTAAGCCCATACGGAGCAAGTGTTAGTGCCACTTTCCGCTACCTTTCTAACATGGGTTAAAGGGATGTTCCAAGATCAACTCTTGGAGTCACGGCCAAACGACACCCGAGACGAACGCTCAGGCGCAAGCAACGGCATGCGAGGATCATTCTCACGCATGAAGTTGTGATCAACGCTGCTCATCTGCTGCTGGGCCAGATTCTGGTAGTAGGCGCCGCGTTGATGCGCCACCTCCGTCGGAATCTTGCAAAGCAACAGACCACCCACTTCAACATTGCCTTTGAAGCGGCTGTTCTGGTCAGCCTCCAGCATAAGCTCCGGATGATCTTCGGCGCGTACAGGGACGTATCCCTCACGAAACTGACGGCTTACATTCGTGTTGTCTGCACTGCCAACCATGGAAGTGCGAATCCAACGGTAAGTGTAGCCCGGCTCAGCAACAGGATCAGGGAGAGTGGAGGGCGGCTTCCAAGAAGTAGCGCGTTGAGTCTGTTCGCGTGACTCAAGGTCACGGGGTGTGCGGTCAGCCATGACCGTAATCCTTTACATATTGAGCAGCGTACTGTTCTGGCGACAGGCCGAAGCGTTTAGCCAAGCGCACCTGACTAGACGTGAGAACCACCCTGTTTGTATTGCGAGAGGTCCGCGTAACGGGTGCCACCACACTACTGACAGGAGCAGGACGATTGGACTGTGGTGTCGGTTCCTTATCCACCACAGTTGCTTCTGACCTGAAATACTCAGGGAATCGACTGCGAACAGAGCGGTCAATCTCCTTGTAGTACTCGTCAGAGCGAGGATCAATCTTCCGCTTATGGATGAGTTTGTCACTCACAGCAAAAGCATAAGCGGTCATATCCTCTTCAAGCTCACCAGGGGAATCGAACCACTGGTTGTCCTTGTACCAATCTTCCGCCTTAGGATCGACCTTAACGGTCGGCTGCTGCGGAAGCTGGGCAGGTTGCTGAGGAATCTGAGGCGGTACGTAGTTTACGTACTTCTCATGCTCCGAAACCAAGCGATGGAGTTGCTCCTGGGCTTCCAGGAACTTCTCTGTCTCGCCGGCCTCAAAGGCTTCCTTGGCAGACTTCTTGATGCTGTCGATCTGGACTTCAGTGCGAACCTTCGCCTGTCCAACGAGAGCCTGTTCACTAGATACGCCAGCCCGCTTGAGGCGATTGTTTTCCTCAAACAATGCCTGGGCCAGACGAACTGCCTCATCCTTCTCACGGCCAGCCAGTTCCTTGGCGCGCCGCTCAGAATGAGCCTTATGGGTGAGGTCTTTGATCCTCTTCTGAACACCCTTACTATAGGTGCCAACCTCATCATCCGAGATCTGGATGTCGTCGTCGGAGTCAGTCTTCTCGGGCGCTACAGCGCGGCCACGGTCGGCCTCCGGGGTGTCATCAACGATCTCGATCTCAATGTCGAGGTCGTCGTTCTTTTCCAGTTTCTCGCTCATGCGCGCTTAATCCCACGGGGATCTTCAACAACAGCCTCTACTGTATCATCATTGATGATCCGGAACTCCTTCCCGTGGATCTTGATCCGAGTGCCAGAGTAAGCGCGGAACACAACCCAGTCGCCTTCCTTGCACCAAGGACCATGCGGGAACTTGTTCAAGTCATTGTACGCCAAAGAACCAAGCTTGAGAACAAAGCCGACAATAGAAGCTGTCTGCTCGCGTTCGCGCGAAGCATCTGGAATATACACACCGCCGTCTGTCTTGTCTTCAAACTCAGGCATTGTCACCAAGAGCTTGTAGCCGACAGGTTCAGGAAGTTGGCTAGCGGCACGAACTTCTTCAGAAACTTCGGGGATCTTAATGTTCAGGTCCATACTTACTCACCGCGCACATTGAAGGGTGTGCGACCCAGCATCCCGATTGGGACGATTAGTCCGCTCGCTGGGCACGTTCGACCAGATCAAGCAATTCGCGTTCTGCAAAGGCCAAGCCTTCGATAAAGCCTGTGTGGTGCTTGTAGTCGGAGAAGTCAGTACAACCGCCTCCAGCGACATGATCAGCACGTTCATTCATCAAATCCCTGATGGCCTTGCGAAGAACAGAGAGGATGCTCTCATCAATGTTGTCTAGCATCACTCAAACCTATTCTTCATCATGTCGTTGCCAACCTTGATTCCTTCAAGCCGCATGCGCTGGATAGCTTCCTCATACTTATGATCGGAAGCCTCCTTAGTCGCTGCTGCCTTGATGCCAGCGGTAACCCCAGCGGTGCGCTCCTGAGCCTTGATGCGCTCTGCATCCAAGGTAAGGCGCCCCAGGTTGAGCATAGCGTCAGCATCGTCCTTCTTGGACTTACGCTGTAGGTCAGCCTGCTTAAGCTGAAGCTCCTGCATCTGAGCCTGTATGACAGGGTCTTGCATCTTCTGCATGTTCTGCTTCATCTGCGCCTCAGCCTGATCCTTCTTAAGCAGCTTGTCTGCGGCGTCAGCGATCAGCTTGGACAGAGCTACCTCAACATCCTCAGGCAGCGCCTCGTCCGGTGGCGGCAACTCAACACCAAGCTGCTTCTCAATCTCGCGGCGGTACTGGAAGCCAATATGCTCAGCGATATGGGCCTGTGCAGCCGCCTGAGTGGCTGCCGCCTGCGGAGACTGGCCAACCATAGCCAGAATCTTCGGGTCCTGCATGGCGGCCATATGGACCTTAATATGGGCCTCATGGTCCTGATACAGGAACGCCTTGATCGGCTTGTTCGTCAGGATGGCCATGTTCTCCGAGACCGGGTCCATGGGCTTCTTATCCTTAGCGGACGGAACAATCTTCTCAACGTCCTGAATGCCAAGGATGGTCAGCATCTGCCGGTGAAGCTCTGGCAAGTCATAGATTTGAGGTGACTGAGCAGCAAGTTGGAGTGCCGCTTGGTATTGAACAACACGCTGGGACAAGGACGCTGCGTTAGGGTCCGTGACCGGGATTACATCAATCCGCCGATCATAGTCCTCACCGCGCGTGGCACCATCATCTGTCTCGTACTCATACTCATCCGGCAGGCAGTCTTTGATGATCTCCACCAACAACGCCAGTTCCCGCTTCATGGAGGCGTGGAGACGGGCCTGCACGGCAGACATCACCTTCATCGCCCGCTCCATGAGAGCGAGCGTGGTGCCTACCGGAGCTTGTTGATTCGCATCACCAATTTGGAGATCAGCGATTGAAGCGAACCGACGGCCTTCTTCCACCATGTTGCCAAGGAGGCTAGCCAGGACTTGAGACGGCTCTTTGTAAGGAAGGAAGGTAATAGCATCTTTGATAGCTCCAGAAGGAACATCGACATCACGGAACTCGCCGGGCATCAATGGTGTGCTATCGCCCTTAATCCGAAGCCCACGGGCCTTTAGACCGGCCGGCAGGTTAGACAGGGTGCCAGCATCAATAAGCTGCCGCAGGATACTGGTGGCGCTCTTAGCAATACCACCAACCAGATGGATAAGGCCGAAGGCGTAGAAGCCAAAACCAGGGATGTAGTCATACTGGACGAAGTGCTGACGCTTGATCCGCAGCTTATCCCCCGCCTTCCAGTTCCGGTAGATAGACAGAACCTGACTGGATGTGCGGTCAATGGTGACTACGTAAGGAAGGGCAATGCCTGTCTGCTCACCTTCAAGGTCCGAATCTTCAAAACCAGGAAGATCAATGTCTGCATGAATCTCCAGCAGGACATGGCGATCATCGTTGCCACTGACATCCTCTCCGGTCATCTCATCCTTAGTCTTCTGGATGTCAGAGATTTCCGGCGAAGGCGTAGGCAGATCAACATCTGCATAGAAACCAATAGCCTGTAGCTTCTTCACATCATTGGGATACTTCCGCATGATGTGGGTATAGCGGGGGCAGGACAGCAGATCAGACGCCCCGTAGGGCACCACAAAGTCCTCAGCCGGCACGTACATGGACGTAGGACGGCCCGCGTTGGGGTCGAAGTACACCTTCTTGAAAGCGGCGCCAGCCAGGGGGAGAGCAAACAACATACGCTCATGTTCAGAACGGAACTCAACCATCCGCTCAGTCAGCATGTAGTTCAGGTCATTCTTGACCCGGATAGCCTGCTTTTCCCGCTGCGGGGTTACTTTGCCAATGATCTTCGTCTTAACCGGGCCGGCGGCCGGAAAAGTTTCCATGATAGCCTGCGACTGGAACCGAACGGCGGCTTCAGACAGGATGGGATGGAACACACCACAAGCCCCAGGCCAGGGCGTACTGCGGTCTTCGATCTTCAGACCCAGGAGATCCAGGCCCTTGCGATAAGTATCCGACCAATCCCGTCGGCTATTCAGATCGGACTGGAACTCCTGAAGGAGTTGGCTGCTAAGGGACATCACATCCCGGTCTTCCATGAACTCGACCAAGTTAGCCCCGAATGTGGGGTCAACCTGCTCGGCCTTCTCATGGCCCAAGATGACAATGGCGCCGCCGTCCGGAGTGCCAATACTTACGGACTCAGGGTTCTCAATGGCGATCTCAAGAGAAGGCTCGGGTGCCGGGATGAAGTTGGGGTCCAGAGCTTTATCAACGGCCACTGTTCATTCCTTCAGTAATAAGCAGCATGGCGCCGAGGAAGTTCTTCTTCCTCATAGTCACTGGGGAGGCGGATCAAGCCACCCTGCCTGTACCGCATCAATGCCATAACAACACTATCGACAAGGTCATCATTAGCGCCATTAGGGAATGCAGCGCAATCCTCAATGACTTCGTCTGCCCATTTACGCTCTGGTGCCCAGACCATACCAGAGGAAATGATGTCTGCAACACTATTTGCTCGAACGATCTTATCATTAGGCGCCATCTTGGTGCCGCGCGTTGGGGTGAAGTCAGACACCGGCACCCCCATTGAGCGAAGCTCATGGATCAGCGGCAGGCCAGAAGCCTTAGCCTCAATAAGCAGCGTGTCTGGCTGCCACTCCCTGTACATCTCCAAGGTCTTAGCCTTGAGTGCCGGGAACTCCAGGCGCTCCTTGAAGGCATCCAGGAGGATCAGACTGGGTCTGAAGTTACCCATCTCATCCTCACACTGGAACACTCCCCACACAGTGAAAGCTGAATAGTCTGAGCGATTGTTCTTGGTGTAAGCGGTATCCGCCGAGATCATCACGTACTCAACATCAGGCGCATACGGCTTAGTCCATCGTTTCCACCAGTCCCGCTTAAGAATGGCACCTTCTTCATTGGTTGGCTGCTGCTGATACTGAGCATTCCACTTGGAAGCGGGTAGCTCAGACTTCAGCGCATCCAGAGCCTCCTTAGACCAGTAGCCGGGCCACAGGGGGTTGCCAGAGGGCATGATGGCAGGAAGCTCAATCACCTCCCACTCAGAGGTGCCGTCGCGTTCCGTTGAAGACTGGATTAAACGTCCGGTAAGATCCCGCTTACCCCATCGAGTCATTACAATTACGATTGCAGCTCCAGGCTGCAAACGCTGCCGAGGGCCAGATGTGTACCACTCAAATGCCTTGTCATAGACAGACGCATCATGGGCGGCGAGGATTGCTTCCTGCTCGGTGTGCGGATCATCAATGATGAATAGATCGGCACCCTTACCGGCAATAGCGCCACCAACGCCAACAGCAAAGTACTCGCCGCCCCGACTAGTGGCCCACCGGCCAGCAGCCTTGCTATCTGACTGAAGACCTATGTTCCTAAAGATCTTCTGATAGGACTCCGTGTCGATCAGGTTCCTGACCTTACGACCAAAGTTAACAGCCAACTCGGCGGTGTGAGTAGACTGAATGATCTTCTTCTCGGGAAAGTTACCCATAAACCATGCTGGAAGCAAGTAAGACGCAAACTCGCTTTTGGTGTTCAGTGTAGCAACCATCCCGTGACCAGCAAGGAAAGCCTCATCCTCGCGGGCGACCTTGATGCAAACCGTATCACCACTCCGGTCTAGCTTGGTAACTCGAATGAAACGCCCAACCACAGGGGCTTTAGTGCGATCTCGCTTCCTAGCAAGAAAGCAACAATCCTTCATATAGAAGGAAACCCTATGATGAATACCGTAAGAACGATCTCCAATCTTTGCTTCAGAAGATTGGATGGAGTTCTTAACTCCCAGGCTCCACAAGAGCTTTCTAAAATCATTGATCATATCAATGTTCTTCTGGGCAAAGAAGCATTGACCAGCTTTGGTAACGCACCCATCAGTGTCCATAAGGCCACGAACAAGGTCAACGCGATCCTGTATCGTTCCAAGAAGATAAGCCTCTGGGATGTGCTTGCCGTTAAGAACCCCTAGGTCTCGCAGCTTTACCTTCAGATCCAGTATCCCAAAGCTCATGCGGGTAGACTGGTCGGTGGTCTTGTACCCCCGTCGCTCAATTTCAGCCCGAATGATGGCCGCATCATCATCCTTCATGGTGATGATGGCCTGAGCGGAGGTGCCGTCACCAAGCCAAACCCCAAGAACATAAGGATCTATGAGAAGCTCAGTGCCAGGAAGATCGACGGCACTGAACTCCGGAAGCATGGCAGCCCGCACCTGATTACAGTCTTTCTCACAAGACATCAAAACACGCCCATTACGGAGCGTCTTTAAGAGAGCGCCCTGATCTCGGCACCAAAGCTGCTCAGTGGTGTAGATATGGAACTTGTTGAACTTCCGACTCAATCTGACGCGCCAGCGATGATCACCATCACAAACAACTTCAGCGCCGTCGTCAGTAGTGACCTTGTAAAGTTGCCGGTCCTTGTGAACCTCAGACTTACCAACAACCTCTGTTGGCACACCATCAGGTCCAAACACCTGATCTCCAACTTTGATCTCACCAATCGTTGTCCAGCCAGATGGGGTGAGAAGCGGAGTTTCCACAGCAAGCGGGTGTCTTGGTGCCATGTTGATGATGAGCCTCTTGCATTCTCCGCTCAACACTCGCTCAAACGCTTCAGCCATAATCTGATGGTGCCGACCTTCAATAAAGCCCGGCCACATCTGCTTAACGAATGGAATGAAGCCCGTCTTAGCTGTCTCTCGGGCCTTGGCCTGCTCCAAGTCATCAATGATCTTGAGCAACTCTTTCTGCTCATTGATCGGCATAGACTTGATCTTAGGAAGGATGGCCTTGAGGTCCATGTGATTCCAAAAAAGAACCCCGCCAGTTTCCCGACGGGGTTAAGTTAACGGAAAGGAGAGAGCAGTCAGCGACGGGAGAAATCGCTAGACAACGCATCAATACCACTCACTCCCTTCGCTCTGCAAGCACCAATCTTCAAACCTTGTTTGTTGGTTTGATTGTCCTTGACTTACCCGGCCTCATCTCCAGCCATCCACCAGCAGCAAGCTCATGCACCTTCCGGTGAACGCCCGACACGGACTTAACAGCAAGGCCGTCAGCCACGATCCTATAGGACGGGGCAAAGCCATGTTCATCCCAGAACTTCTTAATGAAGTCCAAGACGGTCTTCTGTGCCGGGGTCATTAGGTTTTGTCCTCTGCGACATAGTCGCTCAAACAGTAGCGTTGGATGTCTTGGAGGTTACTCAGGGTGCCAGCACCACAGTTAGGGAACACCCTAAAGTCTTCTGCGAGAACTCCTCTAAACTCATTCAGAGTTTCATACTGCTTCATCACCCACAAAGATCTGGCGCTCACCAAAACACCATTCTTTGCCAAACTCCTCACCACGCGCTCAGAGAACCACACAGGCAGATCCTGCCTCTTGAAGCCATTCAGCTTCAGGAAGTCGCTGACAGCATCCTCACCTAAGGGCCTAGCACGAGTGCCAGACTTAACCGGAGGGGCCTTAGAAGCCTCCGTAGGGGCCTCCTGACTGGTCTTCTCCATCACCGTGGCTACCAGCTTGATGATGTTAGCCACACCAGATTGCAGGTTCTGTTCAGCAATACCGGCCGCCTCCAGCATTCCCTGGATGAAAGCCTTACGCTGCTCCACATTCATTGTGCCGTAGTTATCCATTACGCTTCTCCTTCGCCTTCTTGATCACAAGCTCCATGGGGGGCATGCCAATGCTGACGACATCCTGCTTCTTGCGCCTCTGAGCCATAAGGGCATAGCCCTCAAGGTAGAGATGCTTAGCATCAGCCAGAGACATGGGGGCATCCACATAAGGCTCCCACTCACCACTCCGCTCATACGCGATAGCAGTCCACTTCTCAGGGATGACTAGCATCAGAACAATGAAACCAGAAGCTTAAGGACAACAAGTGCCAGGATCACCGGAACCATGGCCGCTGTAGCCGCAATGCTGGCCAAAATGACCCACTCAAAGGCGTTGTTAACGCCATCTCCTAGTCGGATATCCCGCATAAGACCCGCCTCAACCCGTTCATGACACCCACAATGGGTGTGAAGAGATAGTGAACAGCTATTGAGGGAAGATCAAGTGTGTTTTGCAGAATTGTGGGGCTAGGAGTCCCTCAAAACAAGTGACGGGGGGTGTTCCTAGAGAAACACTTGAGGTAAGGTTGGCTAAAATAACAGGGGGGTGGGGGTACACGCAACAAAGTTGCGCTGAGTTCCCGAACAGACATACATAATGTTGCGTGGAGAGGAACTTAGAGTGAACAAGCTGTGATAGTTGAGGGTTATTGGTTGATTGATTGACGTAGATTGATAGGGACCAGTGCCGGATGAGGGCCTTTAGGAGGGTCTTTGGGTGGGATTGATGGGGAGTATGAGCGAGATGGGTGGGAAACCCAATCATTTGAGCGAGGTGGATGAGAGTGTGTGAGGAAACCCAATCATTTGAGCGAGATACTATGTAGCTAGATGGCCGGGTACCGTTGCTCAAAAGGGTGGCCCCCCTGCCGGTGGGGTTCGCCGCCCTAGCCTTTTCCTTCCGCCACCCCAAAGACCGGCCTTCTTTCCATAATGGACCTTATGCGTTGTATACGCAGACAATCCAATGAAATCAATGGCTTACGCTGATTTGAGTAAGGCTCGCAGACGTTCTTCAAGTTGGGCTTCGAGATCGTCGACAGTAACGTCGACCGTCTCTGTAGTAATGCGCTCTCGGAAGGCAGCAACGTCGGTCAGCTTGCCCAGTAGTTCGAGCGCTCTTACTCTAACACTTGCCGGGTTTGCTTTGTCGGAAGCTTCTATTTGTAGGCGTTCTATGACTGTTGCTTTGATTCTTGCGGCATCATGCGTTGTTTTCCTACTCTTAGCCTCCACCAGAGTATTCACCCTCGCAGCAACATTGTCGCCCGCCATCAACCTAGATGCATGGGAGACTATTGTCTCGGCCATCATGTTACCGGCGTTGTATGCAGCCTTATAGCTGGCTGTTAGCGTCTTTCCGGCTGCTACACCCTGAGCGAAAAGCTCCTGCTTTGCCGTCAAACCCCATTCGTTTTTACCCTGTCCATGCAATGCACCGCGCCCAGGCTGTCGTTGCGGTATCGTAGCCATATCCAGGCCTGCGACAACGCGTAGAGCTGCGGCCACGGGCTGGCCATCTATTGCGGGTCTGAGCCGTTTATTACGACTCCCCTTAGGCCGGCCAGCTCGGCGCCTACCTGTCGTGGTGATATCGTCACTGTGTGCCATCGCGTTTAGTCCGGGCTGGCGCCGGTTGCGGCCGGCGGGTTGCTGACAATCAATCAATGAATACCGCGCATGCGCGTACCTTAGCTTATGTCATCCAGCCGATCCTTGCCAGCCCCATGGCTCCTAAGCCTTTGTTTTCTCTAGTGTTTCCATAAATCTTCCAAAAATCTTATGGCCGCTTTCACACCTATTGCCCAGTAAGCCATTGGTGAAACATGGTAAGCCATTGGAAACACTAGATAATGTTTTTTGTTGATCAATCTTTCTGCAGGGCCTAGGGTTTGTTCACCGGCAGAGAGGTTCTCTACCGGGCCGCCTAGCGCAACGTCATATGCCGAACCCACGGATTCGGTGACACTGCCCAGAGTCTAGGTTGCTGCTGTTTTACAATTGAATCGGATCTACCCGTTACCTTCTCGGCGAGAGCCTAGGCGTTAATGGTTTCGCTCGACCCTCTCTCACGCCATGGCGCGAGATGCCAAGACCGCGAAATCAGGACATGCCAAGGATAAGCCTAGAACAATGGGGAAAATAGAATGCTGCGCTGGCGAATGCTGGCGCTTGCATCCCCCGCTATCCTGCAATGGGTGGCGCGGGATGCAACAATGCATCAAACGGAAAGGATAAACACCAATGATCATCTATCGCGGCCCAAGCATGATAGACGGCACTCCTATCGTAATGATCGCGACAGGCTTCGCCGGTTCACGCAACGAAAAGACGGGCGCGGGTTTGGTCCAGACCTATATCCTGCGCGACAATATCCACCCCGTCGCGGCGGCTCAGACCGGCGCGGATCACGGCATATGTGGCGACTGTGGGCACCGTGGGACGTTCAAGGACGGTTTGCGCGTTGCCGGCTCTCGCCGCTGCTACGTCAACCTCGGGCAGGGCGTTACAATCGTGCATAAATCCCTATCCAAGGGGGCCTATGCTGAGGTCGAACCGGACGCGGTAGCCGATACATTCGCCGGCCACGGCATCCGTATGGGCACGTATGGCGATCCTGCGGCGGTGCCGGCATGGGTGTGGCATGCGGCCAATGATCGGGCCGGCATGAGAACCGGCTACACCCATCAATGGCGCGATGCGCGGTTCCAATACCTCCGCGCATACGCCATGGCGAGCGTCGACAGTGAGGAGGAGGCGTTCGTAGCCCGCGCTATGGGCTGGCGCACGTTTCGTGTTGGCCACGCTGTCGGCTGGTCAAAACTACCGGGAGAGGGTCTATGCCCGGCGAGCCATGAAGCAGGCAAGGCGACCACCTGCGATGCATGCGGCCTTTGCAGCGGCGTTGAAGGCAAAGGCCGGGGTTCAATAGTTATCCCGGACCATAGCGTAAGCGGCAATGCGCTAAAGCGGGCAGCTGGAATCCTGCCGCCTATCAAGCGAAACCCGTCGGTGCGGGTCAAGGTCGCCGCCTAATCCAATAGCCTAGCCTGCCGGGGTTACAGCCCGGCAGAATAGACTAGTGGAATGAACCGCTAGCAGGAGAAGCAACAATGGAAACCCGTACTATCATCCTATCAGACGACGGTCGCCACATTACGCTCGGTCGCCATTCGGAACCGAGCGACACCGAGGTTGCAGCTGCTGGCGCATCCCTCGCAGCTCTCGGCATGGGTGGGTGGCTATGCACCCTCACAGGCACCTACTACGGCCGACGCAAAATCACGCTGGCATGCATCCGCGAGGTTGCGGCACCACGCGCTGACTTCGCCACGGCAGAAGCCGCGTTCCACGCCAACCGCAAGGCGGCAACCTAGCCGCACCGCAATAATAGGAGCGAGACATGAAGGTGCTAATCGCCTGCGAGTATTCCGGACGTGTACGCAATGCGTTCCGGTTACGTGGCCATGATGCATGGTCCTGCGACCTGCTACCCGCCGAGGATGGCAGCCCGCATCACGTACAGGGCGACGTGGTCGGCATGCTGGGGAGCGGGTGGGATTTGATGATAGCCCACCCACCTTGCACATATCTGGCGGTTTCGGGCGCGAGATGGTGGGGTGCCAGGCAACAGGAACAAGCCGCCGCGCTAGACTTCGTGCGCCTGCTGATGGCCGCACCGATACCCCGCATCGCAATAGAAAACCCAATATCGTGCATCAGTACAGCCATACGTAAGCCGGAACAAATCATACAGCCGTGGATGTATGGTCACGGTGAGACCAAGGCAACACGCCTGTGGCTGCACAACCTGCCGAAATTGCAGCCGACCAATGTAGTGACCGGGCGCGAAGCTAAGGTGCATCGCATGTCGCCCGGACCCAACCGCTGGCGTGAGAGAAGCAGGACATACGAGGGTATCGCGGCGGCAATGGCCGCACAGTGGGGATAACCGCGGATAATCGCGGCATCACATCGACAACGGTGTGATGCAGTGACTACCCGCAACAGGAGAGAACAAATGAACATGAGCAAAACCGCCGCCATCAGCAAAGCCCGGCGTGAGGTCAGCGTGTGTCGTTTCGGTCGCGACTACGTGGTGCATACATGGGACGAGCGGGCCAAGGGAACCCGCATATCGCACACCATGCCATACATCAACGCCATGACGGCTGCGGCGGCGGCGAAGCTCACGGCCGCGCTGGTTAACATGGGCTGGAACCATGAGGACGCAACGCACGTCGCCTACAACTGGGAACCCGGCACCCGTTGGGAAGCATTGGTGAGGGAGGATAACTAATGTTGCACTACCGCAAGGTCGGAGGCATCCGCTTCCTCTCCATCTGGCGCCTACGCCTATCGTTCTGCATCGCAAACAAGAGGACCGCGACATGAAGCCCGTGCGCGTCTTCCGAAACCTCACCAAGCGGTGCCTGTCGATCCAGGCACGGTTGCCCGGCCGGGGCTGGCGCACCATCGCGCATGCCTCCAAGCTCTCGCTCTCCAGCCCGACCTTCAAGGTCAGCGAGGCGGGCCGGCTGCGCGGCTTGAAGACCGGCCGCAAGCAGGTGCATGCCTGGGTGTATGGCGACCTGACCCGCTGGGATGGCGCCATGGTCGACGCCTACGTGCAGGACCACCGCGTCAACGACATCCTCATGCTGCCCGGCTGCGACTTCTGCTGCGACGGCGACAACGTGGTCTTCTACCGGCCGTATCTGCGCGGCGACTTCATGTCGCACCATGCGACCATCAACCCGCGCGCCACCGCGCCCATCGTGTCGGCCGACCGTGTGTTGATGCACGGCGACGGGCGTATGACCTGTCTCAAGCCCCGCTTCAAGCCTTCCCGCTGACCCTCGCACCTGCGGCACTCTACACGGGTGCCGCATAGCGAAGGCTACCCTTCGAGAGCGAAACAAAGGAGAGAAC